CCTGGGCAATACCAGGGCCAGTATTAACTTGAAACGCACCAAGCGAACTACCGCCACCATTACCAACATCTGATGCGTTAGATGTAACCGGCGCACCTGTACTAGGATTTAAGGCTATAAAGGTAAACGTATTGACTGTGGGTACGGATGCAATCTGATACTGCTGATTTAAAACCGCTGCCGTGATATTCCCGCCAAGACTGACCGCACCGGAGAAAGTGACAAAATCTCCTGTAATCGCACCATGACTAGCTGATGTAACCGTGATGGTGGATGAAAAAGGAGATACCGTAACGGCTGAGAAGGTTACTGATTGAGTAACGCGAATGGGCGTTATATCGAAATAAGCGCCGCCCTGTTCAATGTAATACTTTAAGTTGGTACCAACGCCAAGAAGATTTGCAGCGCCTAACGTCACCCAATTCCATAAGGACCGGCAGACACCCAAGAAGGTAGCCTGTGAGATTCTTACCCAGCCGCCGATCTTTTCTGGAGTGCCTTGACGAAAACGAACCTTGTCGCTAACATACCAACCGTTCTCATTTGTATAGCGAGTATTTTCTTTGTTGACTCCGGGCTTATATAAGATCTTGGATAATGGCACGTTCTACCCCCGCAGATACAGAGCTTTTTCAGCTTTGCGGCGGCGCACCAATCCTGGTAACTCCTTCCCTCCGCCCTTAGTCCACATCATAAACGCTTCTGCCGCACCTTCATAGTCGCCACGGTTGTTCTTCATTCTTATCGTAGACCGCTGGTAATTACCGACTCCGCAGTTGAACGCAAAACAGACCACAGCGTCAAAGCGTGACTGACTGCCAGCAAGATTAGGAGACATTCGCAAAACACCGCGTTCAAAACTGACGAGATCATCCTCAAAAAGGCGATCAACCTCCTCCTGCGTCCAAGCACGATTATCTTTGGCTGCGAGCGGGTACTCCTTGCGAATAATGCCGGTATAACCATCTTTCCTCACTACCGGTAATTTGATCTGATCTTGGTACAGCACATGGCCGTATCCTATGGTCCACAGGTGAGCAGGGCAAAGATAAGGCCTGAGCTTGCGTCCCTCAAACTGGTGCATCAACTCAATACCGGCTTGCCCTGTCTTCACTTTTTGTTGCACTTATCAAAATGATAGCGACGCATATTGCCGCCTCCGCCTGAAAGGCCACAATGAGGGCAAGTTATAACTTCTCTTTTTCCTTTGCACGCTTGGCTCAAGCGCGACGTAAAATCTGGATCCGCAAGGCGTTTAGCCGCTCCTTTTTTATAAACTTCTGGGTCGCGTTTAACTCCAGAAGATCCGTTCGCGTCTGGTGATTTGTTGTATAGCTTATCTAAAAATAGTTCCAAAAAAGCCTCTTCCAACTCTCTCGCCTCTTGTATAGTTTCCGTTTCCTTCAATAATTTGAAGTCAAACGCATCAACACCGTATTTTTTTGCATCCTCTTCAAAACCTTGATAGTGAAGAAACAATCCTGTTTTTATGTATGACTTATGATGGATAAGCCTTAGCTCTACCTGTTTCGAGCTTCCAACATAAGCCTTCCCGTTGATTTTGTTAACAACTGCGTATACGCCGATAGTCATTTTTTACCCCAACTCCTAGAGCCAAACCAAAACCCTAGTATAGTACCTATCATCGCCATCTCATCATCACTAAAGATAATTTCAGCAACCTTGATTAAATCCTCCATAGATTGCACAAGATGCGGGTGATGCCAAACGTAATAAGCAAGCACCGCATTAACAGCAATCAGTTCAAGGATCAGCAGATAAGTGACGTTAGGTCTTACGGTGCCGATGTAATTAACAACCCACCGGGAGCTTTTCTCCATCACCATCTTGTCATGGTCTAGCGCAGCGACTGTCATTTGCGCGTCAGTCTGCATGGCAATCTGATCAGTGCGGATCTCTTCCACCCGCTGTTGGGCTATAAAACCTTCCTTGGCTAAGGCCAGTTCGCGCTCCGATTGCATCCTTGCTAACTCAAGCTCATGGGCTTGATCAGCTTTATTCTGGAAATAATCAAGGAGTTTTGGGAGGCCTGAGATCAGCAAACCGCCAAGCGTTGATAACAGTGAAAGCATGACTACCCCTTAGCGGTTACAACATCTTGGCCCTTCTTAACTGTTACCTTGGTGCCTTCCACATCAACTTGCATGGGCTGCTCGGCACGGTCTAGTTTGTCAAGACGATGGATAAGATCCTTGATGACTTCAAACTCTGGCTTTTCTTGCTTCGGTGCTGTACCTGCAATGCCATTGAGCATCTGTATAAGCGCAGTTAGCGAAGCGCCAAGAAGCCCCATGACCGCAGCGATCTTCTCGCCCTCTAAGAACAGGGATGCGCCGACACCCACGAGTACGATGAGGAAGATGTAAAGAAGCCCGTCCTCGCCAATCGCTTTACCAGCAACTTCCTTGGCAGAGTCTTGGGCCTTTAGTTCTTCTAGCTTGATCTTGGCTTGCGCTTTGAGAACCGCTAGTTCGTGGGTTTTATCGTCCATGATCGTTACGACGGATCAGCCTTGGGTTCCTCTGGCTGCAACTGCGCTACAGCCTGAGATTTGATCTTCTCAAACAACGGTGCTATTTGCTTATAGGGCAGATTCCCTAGCGCATCTAATACCGTGTTGACTTCATCAAGTGTGAGATCAAGCTTGAGCGGGTTCATTGACTTTCCACGAAGTGGTCGCTTCATCCCATGTGTACATCTGACCATCGGTCGGCATCGCTACAGGTGCTTCCCACTGTGCATCAGCGTTCAGAATCCATGATGCAAAGGGTTTCGGTGCTACGAACGCATCAATGTCTGATCTGTAGGTGTAACCAATCCCGGCATAATTCTTTCTGATGTTGCCGTTGTAGGACGTTTGCTTCCATGTGCCGCCAAGGATTTTTTCCAAATGAGCTGCGCCAATGTGTTCTTTCTCCACACCGCTAGCGTCAGATGTGTCCTTGTTGTCAACCACGACAACACGAAGCACCACGTTGTTTGCATCAATTTCCGCGAAATGAGCCATCTAAGCCTCCAGTTTCAGTCCAGTTAAATCCATTTCCTCGCCAACCGTACCTAGCGGGAAGGTGTTAAAACTCAAGCTAACCCGTACATCCTCACCCTCTACAGTCGGCACCATGTGCGTCAGGCTTGATGGGAAAAGAATCAATCGCCCTGTAACGGCTTCAAACCACCAAGACTCGCTGTTCCATGCGTTCCAATCTATCGGGGGCAATTTAATCTGCTGCCAGCCATCCCGATAAAAATAGATCTTGTCGTTAGGGTTGGTCTGAATGTAGAACACGCCTGATACAAAAGAGTTGGGATGTGCGTGTTTGTGGTGATACTGCCCCGGTTCGCTGTAATTGACCCAGCTTTGCGTGAGCCTTAGCGTGACATCATGCTTAGGGTTGGTTGTAGCTTTGAAATACTCAGCCACCGAATCTTCCATCCATGACCTAAGACTTGTCATCACAGGGCTTTTGAGGACGAAGTTATTGGTACTTGTCCGGTTTCCCTGATTGGCACGTTGCTCAAGTTCCATGAGGAAAAACTTCTCTTCCTCGGTTAGCTCACGCCCAAGGTCAAAGAACCCAACGGGTTGTGCAAAGAGTCCGTGCAGGTTCATGCAGCCGCCTTCTCAAACATAGCGCGTTCTTCATCAATCTTGGCTTGCTGCTCAGGCAAGTACATCGTCGGCACGGCGTCTTCCAGCTCTTTGATCTTCTTCATCACAAATTCAACTTCTTCCCATGACGGGCATGGTCTTGGATCGTCCCAGCGTGTAAACCCAACACCGGATGTCCACTCCCATTTAGCCCCTGGGCGAAGCATTTGCATAGCTACGTCAATGCCGTAGTAACGATACATATTTACCTCTTAGTAGTTAACTTTGATGATTACGATACCGGAGCCGCCGGAGCCTCCTGTTTGTGTAGAGCCGCTATAACCACCACCACCACCGCCGCCGCCAGTGTTAGCAGTCCCAGGTGTCCCTGTTGAAGATACGCTTCCGCCGCCGCCACCACCTGATCCGCCAGATCCAGCGGTATGAGGGCCACCACTAAAATTGATTGATGAACCACCACCGCCACCTGCATAGGTTACAGAAGACCCTGATATGGAAGATGCCGTTCCATCGCCACCATTACCACCGGCTGTCACCCCACTAGCCGTTGCGCCTGTCCCATTAGCTCCAACAGCACTGGCTCCGCCGCCTCCACCAGAAGCATAATTAGCCGCGTTGCCCCCAGTATTGCCTTGAGATGGGCTTGTTGATGGTGTGTTACCAGCCCCGCCAGCACCACCCGGATCGCCATTTCCTGCTTGACCGCCACCACCTGATCCACCTGCAAC